GGGAGGGTGGCGGCTGTCGCTGCGCGCGAACCCGCTGCCCCGGCCCCGGCCCCGCAACCGGAGGTGGATGCCGCGCCTGCTGCGGAGCCGGCGGCCGAGGCACCCGCACTGCCGAACCCGTGGGAAATCTCGCAGGACGAGTTCGTGCGCCGCGTCACGTTCACCAAAGAAGGCAGTTCGGCTTTCCCGTGGGTGGCGAAGTGGGGCGACCGCATCCTTGAGGCCGAGAACGAGGTCTTTGACCATCCCGACCTAGGCAAGACCGTGGTGCAGGGCGGGCGCTTCTCCAAGACCAAGCGCGAGGCCGAAGTGGTCGCGCGAGGCGCCCACAAGCGCGCGGTTCGCCGCGGCGTGCTGAACGGCAACAAGGCAACGCCGGAAGCGCTGGCAGCGTACCCGGACTTGCTGCCGGCCGAGGCACCCGCGCCTGTGCGCGACGAACGAACCATCGAACTCCGCAAGCGCGCAAGCGTGCTGCGATCCCTACGGGAGTGCCTGGGATGAACCTCAAAGAACTGGCAGACCTCGCCGAGCGCCTGGAGGGCATCGAGGCCCGCTACAAGGCCATGGAGACCGCGATCCTTGAGAACGGCGCCGCGATGGCCGAGATCCTGGAACTGCTGACCAAGCAAGGCCCGGACACCGCCCGCGCCATCGCCGCCGCGCTCAAGAACCTGACCGTGAACATGCCCGAGCCCAAGGCCGCGCAGATCAACGTCACGGTGCCCGAGATCCGCATGCCCGAGATCAAGATCCCTGCCGCGCCGACCGGGGCCGCGTCCACCGACTGGACCAAGCTCTCCGTGGCCATCAAGCAGCCCAACGGCCCGGATCGGGTCATGACCATCACCAAGAGCAAGTGAGCATGGAAGACGCCTGGAAAGCCCCGCCGATGAGCGCCCGCCTGGTGATCGCCGGCACGCTGGAGTGCCGCGACAAGGACGGCAAGCTGCTGCAGACCATCGACGTGCGCGGCGCGATCCCTGTGGACCTGACCGACGAGGAAGACGAGCATGTGGCGCAAGGTTGAAAGTGCGATACCGGAGCGCGGAGAAAGGGTGCTGCTGCGTACTGCGGACGGCTTTGTGTGCGTTGCTTCGTGGTCTCCGTCAAGACGCTATGAGTCCGGCGTGACTTGGACGGCGCACGGGGGTTGGGACGAAACGGAAGTCGCGTCCGAGCCTGTTGAGTGGCGCGAGATTCCGAAGGAGTAGCCAGATGGCGACCGTAGCGAATGAACTGAAGAAGGCCATGCTCGACGGCGCGACCGCTGTCTTGGCCGACATCCGATTCGACACCTCCGGCGACGCTGAGCTGTGCGTGCTGCCGCTGTCGTGGGGCGGCGCGACCACGGCCAGCCCGTCTGTTGCCACGGCCACGGCCACGGCAGACAGCAGCCCCACGGACGGCACCATCGCCAAGTTCCTCGTTCGCACGGCTGGCGGCGCAACGCGATACAGCGGATCGGTCGGAACCACTGGCGCAGACCTGAACATCAGCAGCGTCACCATTCCGCCGGGGACGACTACCGTCAGCGCTCCGGGCGGCTTCACTTCGCACGACCACGCGGAGGCGCTTTCACTGACGTTGCGGAATGTCAGGCCGATGTTGATGCCGCCCGCCGCATCGACGCTTGGATCGTCGTCTAAGCTGTGGTTCTCGAACAGCGGGTAACCTTCGCCGAGCTTGAACAGTCCGTAGGGGTAGCTCTGCGTGATCTCTGACTGAATTGATCCGGTCGTGTGGTTGCCTGCGTTCCAAGCAAATGCAAATCCACGGCGCGCGGTTCGCAGAGCGGCCACGAGTGCAATGTGATCGGCAAAGACGCTGAACCCGTCCGCGCTGCCGATGCACCAGCCGATCCACGGTATTTGGTTGCCCGTGTCCGCGACGTAGGCCACAAGATCCATGTGATCTTTGACCGAACCGCTGCCGTATGCGGCGGCGATGTTCGGCGCACCGCTGCTTGGGTTGTACGTGACCGCAGATGTCGTCCACTCCGGCACTGAGATCGCGCCGGCCGTGCCGTTGCTGCGCACTCGCGGCCGGTCTGGATAGATGGCCGCAAACCGCTCCGGTCTGCGCGTGGCATAGGTCATCGTGCCCCAGGCGCCCATGCTGCCGCCGCGGCAGTAGCGCTGGGTCGTGGAGCAGTTGGGCACGTTGCTGTCGGGCAACACCATCTGCGCATCCAGGCTGGCCTCTGTCATCAGCTCCCTTGCGGCGACACTGGCTGGCCTGAAGCCCATCCAGTAGCTTTCCTTTCGCACCGCACTCGGGAACGTGCCGTAGTTGGCAACTGGCCCCACCAGCGTGACGTTGACGCCTCCAACTGCTGTCCCGCGGACGGCACCGAACAGAAAATCCGTGCCGTCCGGGTCTGCCAAGAGGGCAGAGCACGCCGCGCTGTAGCGCGTGCCGGCGGTCGTGTTGCTGCCACCGCTGGCGTGCAGGTCCAGCACAAAGTATTGCCCGCTGGTCGTGTGCGGCGCGCTGGCGTCCGAACCCAGAAAAGACACCGAACTGAACGGCGGCGGCTCGTGCCCGATCCTCAACCCACGCGCCACGCCATCAGCCCCGCGGCGGCACCTTGACCAGCGTGCGCGCCAGCTCGCCGATGCGCTTCTTCAGCGCCGGCCAGTGCGGGCCCCACTCGGCCTCGATCTGCGCGGCGATGCGCAGCTCCTCCGCCTGGGCGGCCTGGGTGCGGGCGCAGGCGGCATCCAGCTCGGCCTGCAGCGGCGCCACGCGGGCGTTGACCTCGTCCCGCGCGTCGCACAGGGCGTAGTAGGTCTGCAGCATCTTGGCGCGCTCGGCGCCGTCCTGGGCGAGCAGCTGCTCGATGGTGGTGGTCATGCTTGTCCTCGTGTGCGGAGGGTTGGGAAGTACATCAGCTCGTGCAGCCCGCGCGCCCGCAGGCGCACGCCGCTCTGCGCTACGGCAGGCTTGCCCTTGATGGGCACACCCTCGCCGTCCAGCCAGGCCAGCGTGAGCTCGGCGCCGCACTGCGTGCGGATCACCAGCAGGTGCCCGTTGGTGGTCACCTCGGCCACGGTCTTGCCGCGCAGGCGGCTGGTGATGTCCATCAGGCCAGCTGCCAGAGGCCGTTGCTGGCGTCGAAGTCCAGCGTGAAGGTCTCGGTGTCGGCCAGCGTGATGCTGCTGCCGTAGTCGTACCAGCAGACCAGCGCGTCGGCCGGCGAGGTGGCGCTGTCGTTGTAGATGTCCACGTACCGCAGCGGGCCCACGCTGGCGCCGGTGGCCGTGAACACCTCGTCGGCGATGGTGACCTTGGCGGTGCCCGTGGTCTCGCTGAGCGTCACGGTGTCCAGCGCCAGGCCGCCGCCGGCGCCGGCGGTGTAGCCGCCGCCGGTGCTGATCTGCGTCAGGTCCGACAGGATGGTGTTGGTGGCCGTCGGCGCGGTGTTGCAGAAGACGGCCTTGAAGGTGTGGCTCGACCAGTTGTGCACACCCTTGCACAGCTGCTCGACGTAGTCCTGGTGCTTGTTGTAGCTGGCCATGGTGGCTTGGTCCTTTCAGAAAGCAGGGCGGCCGGCGCGTGCGCTGTGCACGGCCGGCCGCTGCGGGGCTCAGGTCAGGTTGCTTCAGGCCGGCGGGTTGGCGGTCGCGCCGACGGCCGGATGACCCAGGATCGCCACTGCCGAGATCAGCGCCGCCGAGGCGTTGTTCGCCGGCGTGATCGTCAGCTTCGTGTAGCGCTTCGACCCCTTGTAGCCCAGCTTCCGGCACTCGTTGTCGTCGTCGAACTGGAAGCCGGCCAGCGCCTCGGTTCCGATCAGATCGGCGTCGGCGACCGCGGTGTAGGTGCCGCCCGACGTGTCGCACTCCTCGAGGAGCACGGCGAACGTGGTGTCGGCGTCGGCCACGGAGCCGATCGAGATCACGTAGGTCAGCGAGTCGAAGCCCTTGCGGTCCACGACCTGGCCCACCTGGGCGGTGTTGTCGGCGACGCTGACCGGGCTGATGGCCCGCTTCACGTCGATGCTGTTCATCAGATCCTTCATGGGGACTCCTTCAGGTGTAGTTGCTTGACCGGCCGCGACGTGCGGCCGGCCGGTTCAGGTTGCGATCAGGCGATCAGGACGTGGCGCACTTCATCAGCTTCAGCGCCTCGAAGTTGGCGATGCCGCCACCCACGCGCCGGCGGCCGATGAACTTCACGTTCGGCACCGCGGTGTACGGGTCGCGCAGCACCGAAACACCGCGGCGGTCCACGATGTAGTAGGCGCGCTGGAAGTCGCCGAACGCGATCGGGTAGGTGTTGCTGCCCAGGTCCGGCATGAAGTCGTCGGTGACCACCGGGTGGCCCAGCAGCTGGCCAACGGCACCGTTCATCAGCATGGACGGCGCCCAGAGGTAGATGCCCTGGCCATCCTTGAACTTGCGGATCGTGCCGAGCGTGGCGTCGTTCATCGTCCAGACAGCGCCAGCGCGGTACTGACGACGCAGCCCGTGCTGCAGGTCGATCAGCGCGTCCGAGGGGTTGGACGAGGCGAAACCGCTGGCGCCACCGCTGGCAATGTAGCCGACGCTGCCCCAGGCGTAGCTCGCGTTGGCAACGACGCTGTAGCTGTGGATGCCGCGCGGGCCGTTCACGCCGTCGCCCGTGATGAAGTCCGTGCCCTCCATCTCGGCGAACTCGATGCCCATCTCTTCGAAGAGGTCGGCCTCGACGTCCTGCACCGAGTCCTCCAGGCTCTCGGTGGTGATGCGCTGCTCGCTGATGTAGGTGCCGGGCGTGAAGGTCAGCTCGGACCACTGCGGGCTGGTGCCGTTGCTGGGCGCGGTGTTCTCGCCGCCGCGCGACGCGCCGGCGAGGCCGCCGGTCTTCACCAGCTTCTTGTAGCTGGCCGCGCCGATCGGGATGACGCGCGCGACCTGGCGCATGGCGCTGTAGCGACGCAGCACCCGGTCGATGCCAGACTCGCGCTCCTCGCCGACCAGGTAGCCACCTTGAGGGTCGGTGCCGACGTTGATCGTCTTCACCTCGGCCTCGGACATGGCCTGCACGCCCTTGCGAACGTAGGCGCCCCACGCCTGCTTGTAGGACACGTACTGGTCCGCCGTGATGTCGGCCCAGCCGTTGCCCTTCAGCTGGCGCGCCTTGGCGTTGAACGACTTGACCTCCGCTTCCAGGTCTTCGGCCTTCTTGCCGTCGCCCATGTTCGGGCGGCCGGCCTTCAGGGCCAGTTCCTTCAGCGCGGCGCCGGTCTCGGTCAGCGACTCGTTCATCTTGGCCAGCTTGGCCTCGAGGTCGGCCACGGCCTCGCCCTTGGCCATCTTGGCTAGGCGCTCGTCGTTGGTCTGCTTGAACTGCTCCCAGGCGGTGCCTTGGGCCTCGACCAGTTGCTTGATTTCGGAGAGGTCCGACATGGTGTTCCTTTCGGTGCTGGCTCGTCAGGCGAGCGCTTTGTTGCGGTTGCGGATGGACTCCGCCAGTTGCTGCAGCTCGGCCGATCCGTGCTCCGCCGCGTCTCGCAGGCGTAGCGCGGCCTTGAAGCCGTGGCTGATGGCGATCTGCGCTTCCCTTCGGCTGAGCCCCGCGTCTCGCATGAGCCAGGCCTCCAGGTCGCGCTCGTTGTCCAGCGACTTGACCGCGCTGATGCGGGCCTTGCCGTTGGCGGGAAAGGTGACAAGGCTGACCTCCAGGAGGTCGACCTTCTTGAGCGTGCGGCGCGGCTCCTCGGGCTTGCTGCGCTGCGCCCACTCCTTCGCGATGTAGCCGATGGAAAGGCCGCTGATGGCGGGCCGCGGATCCATCTTCAGCAGCGCGTAGGCCTCGCGGCCGCGCGCCGTGTCAGCCAGCTTGCCGGACACCTTCAGCCCGACGCCGTCTTCGGCGAGGCTGGTCCAGATGCCGATGGGCGTCATGTCTTCGGCCCCCATGCCCCAGCCGCCATGCTGCCACAGCCTGGCCGGCCAGACTTGGGACTTGGCCGCGGCCGCCAGCGACTCGGCGAATGCGCCGGGCTGGATCACGTCGCCATAGCTGTCGACGTTGCCGAAAACGGCGCCGTAGCCCTCAAAGGTCATGTCGTTGGATTCCGACGGCGCGAGCTTGAGCTCGCGCAGACCGAAGCTCGCGCGTTCGATGGCCATACCAGGCCCTCCTTGGTTCAGGCTGCCGGCGGTGCCGGCGCCACGTTCGTCGCGACAGGCAGCCGCGCTGCGTCGCCGCCCATCGGGTTCATTTCCAGCAGCTCGCGGACCTCGTCCTGAGTCATCCAGGCCGGCGAGCCGCCGCTGCCCAGGGCCTTTGCGAAGTAGTCGCCCTGGTCCTTGATCGCGCCGCGCAGCAGGCCGGCTGGCACGAACTTGGCGTAGTAGCCGTCCTGCACCTGCTTCTTGCCCAGAAGGTGCGCGTCGATCGACTGCTCGATGCGCTGATACCAGGGCGACAGCGTGTGCACGACGTGCGCGATGAACTGCTGCTCGCTGCTGGCGTAGGTCTGCGACTTGTCGGCGTGGCCGACCATGATCGGCATGACGCCCATCGCGCGGCAGACCTCCTCGACCTGGAAGCGCCTGGTCTCAAGGTGCTGGGCGTCCACTCCGGTCATCGTCGAGGCCAGCCACTTGGCGGCGCGGTCGACGATCATCGGCAGGCCGGCGTTCTCTCCGGCGTAGTTCTTCATCAGGTGCGTGCGCAGCGCATCGTACTGGGCCGCGCTGAGGTTGCCGTCGACCGAGTAGGTGCCTGACGTGCGCAGCCCGTTCTTGTGCAGCGCGGACTGAGAGTCCTCGGTGGCGATGGACAGACCGATGGCGTCGCGCGCCAGCACCAGAGGCTCCAGGCCGTCCCAGCCGTTCCAGCCAAGGCCGCGGACGTGCCAGACCTGATCCTGCTCGTACTCCTTGCTCATGCCTTCGCCGACGGTCACGAAGTAGCGCAGTCGTCCGTCGCGCTCGCGTTGGATGCGCACGCGCTGCGGCTCCACCGGCAGAAGCTCCAGGATCTCGCCGCGAAAGACGTTCTTGACCGCGATGTGTCGACCGCATAGCACCAGGTGCAGCGCCATCGTCTCGCGGTACTCGTAGCTGGTCTGCCACTCGTTGGGCTGGTTGTGCAGCAGCCAGTACAGCGGATGCTCGCGCGCCGTGCGCTTGCGGCCGGCCTCGTCCTGCATGATCTTCAGCGGCACCTGCGCGATGCCTCGCGCGATGACGCCGGCGCACGCCAGCACAGTGCTGACCTTGAGCGCGGTCTCCCAGGTCACGGCCTTGCCGGACTTGGACCGGCGGCTGGTGATCATGCGCTCGTAGACGTCGAGCGCGTCGATCATGTCGACCGTGGTGGCCTTGCGGCCCCAAGCCGGGATCAGGTCGCGCAGCTTCAAGCCGCGGTCTCCCAGAAACTGCGCCCGGCGGCGACCGGGCTCAGCGCCATGACCTCGACGGCGCTGAACAGCGACATCAGCGGGTCGATCTTGGCGCTCCCGCTCGCTTGCTTGGTGATCAGCACGGCATTCCCCTTCAGTTCGACCTTCGCGTTCCCGACGCACCAGTTCATCAGCGGCTGCCGCGCGTGGCGCAGCGCTTCGCTGGACAGGTAGAGCTCGGTCGACTTGATGGCGGTCGTGAGCCGCCAGCCCTGAGACACCCCGACGATCTGCTCGTCGGGGTAGCCGGCCGCGTTCAGCGCGTCCAGCGTTTGCTTGATGCACGCGGCGTCGACCCCGATCGCGCGCTTCTTGCCGTCGTGCAGCGACCCCAGCAGGCCCGCGTCGTCGGCCCGCTTGACCAGCGCCACGACCGCGGCGCAAGCCTCCTCGATCTTCTGGACGATGGTCAGGTCGCCGTCCTTCTGGAAGTCCAGCAGCCGCGGCGCGATGTCCTTGCGGCGCTCGAGCACGATCGGCAGGCAGTAGGCGTGCGACCAGGACAGCAGGTCGCCGGTTTCCTTCTCGCGGCCCAGCACGGTCGCGCCGTACAGGTCGTCATTCCCGCCGCCGTCGACCGCCACCACCAGCACGCTGCAGCGCTGGAACAGGGCGTCGAGCGTGACCGCCGAGTCGGCTTGGCGCTCCCAGAAGTCGGCGCCCGACCAGCGGTCGGAGTGCAGCGCCAGGCCGATCTCGACGTTCAGGTGCTGCGAGGCCCAGGCCCGAAGCTCGGCTTCGCTGGTGTCCTTGGCGACCGCGTGTTCCTCGACCAGCCGGCTGATCTGGATGGAGCGGCCGGCGTTCGGCGTCACCATCGGCCAGGCGGCCGGATCGGTCCACGCCGTCTTGTCCTGCTGAATCTCGCGCTGGAACTCGTAG